CAGTAGTTGCTAAGGTTTTAGAAGGAAAGCTGGGATATAATGCCCTTACTAATAAATATGAAGATTTATTTAAGACTGGAATCATTGATCCTAAAAAAGTTGTAAGAAATGAAATTATTAATGCTGTAGCAACAGCAGGTATTCTTTTAACTAGTGGATGTGCTATTGCCATTAAACCAATTAAGGATTAGTATATGGAAAATATAATTTTAGCAGTAATATTTATAGGGACATTAGCTTTTATTTATTTTTGGCAAGATAAGAGAGATAAATCAGAAGAAACGAGATTTAGAGAATTTGTTATTGCTAATAAAGCAAAGAATGTAGATGAATATGTTACAGCTCTTCCATCTTCTGAAAAAATCGAATTACCTATTGAAGAAGAATTAATGGATGTCAATGATGTTGAACCTGAAGAATTATTACAAGCTATCAAAAAACAAAATGAAAGTAAGTAAAATAACAATAAAACAAATTATTCCTGATAAAGGACATATTGGGTTTGTTTCTTTAGTAATTGATAATTGGTTGTTTTTAAATAATATTGCTGTATTTACAAGATTAAATAATCCCGAAAAGATCCGTCTTGTATTTCCAGAAAAAAAGATGGATGATAAAAAGATTAGTCTTTTTTATCCACTAACTTCTGATGCTTATTTTGAACTGGAAAAGGCAATACAAGAAAAACTTAAACAAATATGACCTTAAAAGAATTACAGAGTGATTCGATAAAAGAAGGAAATAAAGAAGTTGCTGCCTTTATTGATCAACTCTATACACAAACTTTATCAAAATACATGAAGTTACACCGTGATTGGTATCTTCATGATAGATTCGTTAGAGGTGATCATTGGATAATTTATAATAGAACATTAAATAGAATACAGTCATTACCAGCTTCTGATGGTGAAATTCGTCGTGTTATTAATAAAATTAGAACACAATTAAGAGGTGTCAAGAATTTTATTAAAAGAAACCAACCAAGATGGGAAGCACAACCTGATGATATTACTGATGAAGCCCTACAGAATGCACAAAAAACCAATAAGATTTTACAGTATTATTATAGAATTTTAAAAATTAAACCACTATTAACAGATATTATAGTTTCTGGGCTAAAGTATTCTACAGGATTCGCCGAAGGTGCTGTCGTTAAAACTGGAACTGAAACTAAGATTAGTATGTGGCACGATGATACATTTTCGTTACTTTTAGATTTAGATGCTCCTTATTTACAAGATTGTCGCTTTATTATTAAAGCAGTTAAAAAGCCAGTTGCTCAAGTTCAAGCAAACAAAAGTTATAAGATAACTGGGAGTGTTACACCAGACAGTAAACAGAATGGAGGTTCTACATACAAAGAAATGTTGGAACAAGAAAAATATGGAGTAGATGGAAATAAAGGAATGGCTGATCTTGAAACTACATTAGTTAAAGAGTTATGGGTTAAATGGATTGACGATTCTGGAAAAGTACATGTTAAAATATTAACTAATGTTTGTGGACAATTAGCTAGAGTTCAAGAAACTAAATATCGTCGTTATCCTTTCTTCTGTTATAATCCTGAAAGAGAGCCTGGGGCAATATATTCTGATGCTTGGATTAAAGATCTTATTCCAATGAATAAATCGTTAGATAAGAGTGCGTCACAAATTGAAGGATATATTCAAAGAATGCTGGCTGGTAAGTATATGATTAAGCAAGGTGTTGAAGTTAGTTCGATTACTGATAAAGGTGCTGAAAAAATTTATTATAAGGGTTCAGTTGCCCCTACACAGTTACAATTACAACCATTACCTAGTACTCCATTTTCATATACTAATAGTCTTGAAAGATGGATTGAAGAGGGCGGAGGTATGAGAGAAGCATCACTTGGTAGAGCTCCTTCTGGAATTCAATCTGGTAAAGGTGTTGAAGCTTTACAGGCTGCTGATGCTGGGACAGTTGCTGAGCCTGTTGAAAATCTACAAACATTCTTAGAAGAAATATCTGAATTTATACTTGAAGTTTTAACAGATTATCAAATTACTTCAATGAAGATTATTGAAGGAAATGAAGCAATTAAGTTTATTGGAAGCGGTGTTGCTGATAAGAATGTTCCTGAAGATACGATGAAATTAAAACCTTTAGATGTTCGTGTTTCTATTGTTCCTGAAATTGCTTATAGTGAAGATGGCAAGTTTGAAAGATTAATGACACTTGCTAATGCGCAAATGATTGATCCTGAAACAGTTCTTGAAAAACTTTCTGTATCTAATGTCGGTGAAATTATTCAAAGAATGAAAAAGAGACAGGAAGAAGGATTTAAGCAAGAAATTACAAAACAAAATGCCTCACATCAATCTGCTGGCGGTGGAGGAGCTCCTCAGGATACTGCCGATTTAGCTGACCAGGAAAATATGAAGATGGCTAGTGGGCAAGAAGTTCCATTGACCCCTCAAGTATTATGGACACCAGAACATACGGAATTACATATCGCATTCATACAAGAAAATCAAGATGCTTATAAACAAAAGAAAGATCTATTCGATGCTCATATAGCAAACGAAGAACAATATCAATCAAGTAATCAGAGATAATTATATGAATACTAAAAAAATGGTTTTAGATGCCTGGAAATCAGGAGAAGCTATAACAGCTCCAGTTAAATTAGCGAAGACTGTTATTTCAACTGCTATTCAGCCAATTAAAACAAAAAAAGCACAGGACGAAATGATAAAGAAACATGTTGATACGAAGGTTGAAAAAGATATGAGAACATGGAATCCAATGAAAAAGACGACAAATAATATGATTTCGGCAAAGAAAGAATTAGATAAAAAGATAAAGAAAGATTTAGGAAAGAAAGGAATTTACTAAAATAAGTTTAATTTAATATAATACGCTTTCGTTTCTGAGCGTTATCAGAATCGTTAACGAAAAATTTATGAGTGAAGTCAAAGAGGAAGTAAAAGCAGCTATTGATGCTGCAGCTGGAGAATCTTCCGTTCCGGCAGAAGTTGTATCCGCTGCTCCTGCGGTTAAAGAGCCAGTTATAGAACCTGTTGTTCCTATAATTGATAAAGATCCGTCAGAACTTAGAAAGCAGATTGACAATCTAAACACTGCTTTAAAAACAGAAAGAGAATCTAGTAAAAGTAAGTTAGGTGAGCTAACTAAAAAATTAGATGAATCTGTTGCTGTTTTAGATCGGTTTAAAAATGTCTTTGTTCCAGAGGTAAAAGAAGAACCAAAAGAAGCTATTTACGCAACCCAGGAAGATGTTGAAAGAGCTGTCGAAAAGAAACTCCAATCTTTAAAAGAAGAAGAGTCTCAAAATCAGAAAGTTCTTGAATACAAGCAAGAGATTAAAACTCTTGAAACCGAATGGGATGGAAAAGATGGAAAACCATCTTATAATGATCAAGAAGTTTTAGAGTGGCAGAGATCTAATGATAAATTAGTTTTATCTCCACGAGATGCTTTTCTTCAGATGAAGCATAATGAGATTATTGATTATGAAGTTAAACAAAGACTTAACGGAGTAAAACCTGCTATAGATGTAGAAAGACCTTCCTCAGTTGGTGGAGATCATCAACCTGATAATTCAAAGATTGATCCAAATATGGATACAAGGGATGCAATTCGTCAGGCAATTGAAGAAGCGTCAAAAGAGATGTAGCTTATAAATTAAGTTATATTCTATTCTGAAATAGAATTAAAATAATATGAGTCAATCCGTAAGCAATCTAGCCAATGCGGCTATGAGAGTCTACGACAAGGTTGTTCACGATCAAGTTTTTAAAAAGAATGTCTTGTTCATGAATATCTTACGTAATGTTGCTCAAGAAATTGGTGCAACTACAAAGTACATTTCTCTTCATTATGATAGAAATGTGGGGTCTGCGGCTGGATCCGAAACTATTGTTTTGCCTACTGCTGGTAATCAACAGTACTTACAAGCTAGTGTGTCGATGAAGTATAACTTCCACACTGTTAGCATCACTGATGTTGCTATTAAAGCTTCAGCTCGTTCTAAAGAGTTTTTGGTTAACGTTCTTGAATCCGAATATCAAGGTGCCAAGAATGATATGCAAAGACAGTTAAGTCGTCAAGGATATGGTGTCGGAACTGGTGTTATTTGTCGTGTTAATGATGCGTCTCCGGATGTAACATTAACATTTGATACTCCAATGGTTGGTAAATATCCTATGGATTATTTTTCAGTTGGAAATGGGCTTATGTTCTCAAGTGCGTCTGATGCGGCAACTTCAGCGGCTTATACGACAGTCTCAGCTATCACTGGTAATTATACGATGACTATTGCGGATGCTACTGGTGTTGCTGATGATGACTATGTCTATTTGGCTCATACCAATGGTACAACTCCGACAGTTTCTAATGTTAATGCCGAAATGATGGGTCTTAAAGGACTTATCGATGATGGTACTAATATTGATACTTTCGAAGGTTTAGCCCGTACATCCTATATGTGGTGGCAGTCCTTTGTTGATGATTCAGCTACACAGCGTTCATTAACAGATTCTCTATTACATTCTACTTTCTTGGAAGCTAAAAAGAAAGGTGATCCGAAGTATATTTTAACATCCTTTGATGTTACTTCTGCTTATGGACAACTTTTGACTCCGGATCGTAGATATGGTACTGAGTTAAAGTTGGAAGGTGGATTCTCCGGTGTTGGATTTAATGGTATCCCAATGGTTGCTGATTATGATTGTCCGTATGATGAGGCTTACTTCATTGATCCTTCTACATTATCAGTTGAAGATTTAGCTCCTATGGCCTTCTTAAATGAAGACGGATCTATCTTGGATAGAAGTTCAACCCAACCGATTTGGAATGCTACGCTTCGTTATTATGCTAACTTAGCGAATAAAGCTCCGAATCAATCTTCGGCTCTCCGTGATGTGATTAAATAGTTAATTTAGTATCCCTCCTCGTTATTAATTTAGCGAGGAGGGGGTCAACTATCCCTTAAATATGATAAAAGATAGAAATTTAGATCTATTAGCAAGAAAACAGTATGTAATAATGAAACCTGATGTCGCCGCTAACAGCATTGTTAATGCGGAAGATATTTCTGGTTCTTCAGTTGTTACTGCTACATTAGTAAAGACATTACTTGATTATCCTCGTAATTTACTTTATACATTGGCAGATAACTCTTCTAACACACTCGAAGCTGTCTTTACTACGGTCGGCGAAGATCAGTTTGGAAATGTTGTTTCTGAAGCTGTAACTGTAGATTATAGTACAGCAGCTACAACTGCTGGAACACAAATCTTTTCGAAGATTACTTCTATAATTATTGATGCTACTAATCAAGCTGCTTCTGATACAGCTTCTGTTGGAGTTGTTATCGCGGCTGATGTTGCTTCGTTTGGATTACCAGATAAAATTGGTGCTGTTACTGATATAAAGAATATCGCATTTATTGATAATGGTGTTGTCAAACCTCAAAATATTGATTCAACATCTATCGTAACTGCTAGACATTGCTTTAGACCTGAACAAACTGTCGAAATAATTGATGATTATATCATCACTTATAAAAGTTCGTTTTATAGATAATAAATAAAACTACCTGGTGCTTATTATAGTAGATATCTACTTTCGAGAAATAAGCTAAGTGTCGCGTTAGAACAGCCTTGTAGTTTAACTTAACAAGTATATGAAATTAAAAAATAATACAGAAGAATTTATCGTAGTTTTTTGTGGAAAGGATTATAAAATTCCATCAGGAGAATTTGAAGTTTTTTCTGAAACTTTAGGACTTTTTATTCTTAATAAAGCTAGAAAATGGAATAAAGATATTACTACAGTTACAGAAAAGAAAACTGAAGATATCCGTATTGAAGTTAAATCTAAGATTTCACAAGAAATTATCAAACAGACTAAAGAAACTAAAGTACAAAAATCAGAAGAAAAACAAGATAAATTAAAAAATTCTCAGAAGATTGAAGAACTAACAAATAGTTTGTAGTATGATTCTAATTGATTCAAAACCAGAAAATATTGTTTCTATTCTAGGAACTGGTCAAGAATTATTTATAATAAATAATGCTATTTTAATGCAGATATTTATTAAACCTGAAACTACAACTACTACTTATGATTTTTATCTTGAAGATATCAATGGTAATTATGAATAGTATGAGAGATATAAAAAAGTATGATAAATTACTTAAAGTTAAAAAAAATTTAGATGGTTCTATTCAAATTATTCGTCAAAGTCCATTTAATAGTCAAAAGGAATTCGAAATCATAGAGATAAAGAATAAATATTCTGGAAGTTTTAGATGGATAATAGATAGATTAATTAAAATGGATACTAGAAAATTTGATATTGTTGGAAAATGTATGCGTAATAATTCAGATATCCGAAATCAAAAAGAAGATGATAGAATGACTAAAGATATCGCAGATTTCTGGGAAGTTGGTGGTGAAAGTATTTTACTTAATTAAAAACAATTTGATCTTTGTTACGAAAGGGGGGCGAATCTAATTCGACTTTCTGAAAGAAAAATTAAATTGTTACAATCATATGTTAATGGATAAACAAGGAAAAATTACTCCAAGACGGGGAATGCCTACAGATGATATTTATTCATCTCATCGTCATGTTGTAAGGTCTGCTGAAACAATACAATTGTATTATTTAAATTCAGGAGTTTACACTATTGATGGTGGTCAGGCAGCCGGAACTTCAGTTTTTGGAAAAACTGCTTATAGTCCAATTTTAAGCACATTTGGATTAGGTGTTGCTTCAAAAGGAAATACATCATTATATTTTACTAGTACAGCACTTACACAAGAAGTAGAGTTAGAAGACGCTTGTTTTGAAGCAATGGATTATAAGACACCCCTTGAAGCCCTTACTGGATTAACAGAAAATTTATCTAATGGGCAGTATGTTGTAGATTATCGTACAGGAAATATTTATGGAAAGAAAGCAACAACAGAATCAACATTAACAGCTGCTAGTTATAGATTAAGTGTTAGGGCGACATTCTCATTTGCTAATTCTGACTGGAATAGTCCGTCTTCTTCACCTTCAAGTTCTTTATCGAGTTCTCTTTCGACTTCTCCAAGTACATCTCTTTCTCCTAGTACATCTCTTTCTACATCATTAAGTTCTTCCATCTCTCCTAGCACTTCGCCTTCGAGTTCTAGATCTACTTCTCCGTCTACTTCATTATCATCTTCACCTAGTACTTCAGAATCTCCTAGTACTTCGTTATCTTCATCCCTTTCAACTTCTCCTTCATCTTCTCCTAGTGCTTCTGAGTCGCCTTCAACGAGTCCTTCGAGTTCTCCGTCGTAAAATAATTAGTTTAATTAGTAATAAATTATATGGAAACATTAAAAACAATCTTAACTTGGTTAAGTGGAAAGAAAAGTATCATTGCTGGTTTAATTACAACGACATCAGCATATCTAGTTACAACTGGTGTAATAGATACTAATGCGGCATTTTATATAAATGCTATGTCGTTACTTATCTTCGGGTCAGCAAGTGTGGCTACGGGAAAATTAGTTTATAATAAAGATTAGAACAAAATTTATGTCAACAGAAGTAGTAACAAATGAAGGATTAGAAAATACTGTTGAAAATGTTCTTATTAGTAAAACTAAAATGATTTATGGAATAATTATAGTAATGATTCCAATTTTAGCATTCTTCTTTAAAATTCAGTTAGATATCGCATTAATCAAAGAAAATCATGAAGATCATATGGAAGCGGCATTGGTTAAAATTTCTAATCTTGAAGATGAAGAACAAATAATAAAAGGAACACTAGTAAGTCAAAATGAAGCTATAATTAAATTATTATTCCTTCATCAGGATGAAATAAAATAATATGGAACCACAAGGCGCATTAAAACCAGTCTTAAAATCCACTGATTTTCAATATGGATTAAATACTGGAATAAAGAGTGTTAAAATGTTTCCGAATGGATGTTTGCTTTATGCCCCAGTATTTGAAAGTCAAATAGGGAGATACTTCGATGCCTATTGGTGTGTGTCAGAATCATTTGCTAATCAATGCGAGGTATTCTTTGATAGATGGATAGAATTAGGAACAATGCATGATAGTAAATTAAATTGGCTTAAAAAAAGTCCATTCTGGTTAAATGGAAGAGTAAGATTTTCTAATAGATATTTAGCTATAAGATCAGGAACAGATCCTAATTATGGTAATTCTGGGGGAAATGTAGCATATTGTGCGAGACACGGAGGTCTTGCCCCTCTTGTTCTCTGTGATTGGAATCTCGAAGAAAAAGACCCAATAAAGAATACAAAGGCTAATTTATATGATGAATCTACTATTAATCCAGAAGCCGATAAATGGGCTAAAGAATTCTCTGAAATCTTTGATATTCAGTATGAATGGGTTAATCTTCAAGACTTGGAAAAAGCTAGTCAAGAAGGAGTAGTTCAGGTTTATATATTGGCTTGGTATAAGAACGGAGATAAATATTATAGTCCACAACCAGGAAAATCGGGACACGCCATCGGATTTGGGCAATATTCTTCTATTACTATTATTGATCAATATCAGCCACAGTTTAAACAAATCAGAGCAGTTTCAGATTTTTATCCAATAGCATTAAAAATTAATATAACAGAAAAATCTATGGAAAAGCCAGAATTAAAAAATAATACATTAGTTCAATTAGTTTCAGGTGTGGGTGGGTTTGGAATGTATCTTGATGGATTTATTTTCGTCGATGATGTAGCTAAAATACTTGCTACCTGGTTAGTAAGAACAAACGGAAAGACGGAAGGATTAATTAAACCTCTTATTCAAGAGCAATGGGATATGTTTGAAAAAAAGAATTTAAAAGATGAATTAATTTAATCTTATGATATCAGTTATAATTCCAAGCTGGAAAGATCCGTTATTACAAAAAACGATAGATTCATTACTTGAAAATTCAGAAGGAGAAATAGAAATTATTGCTGTTTTTGATGGATATATTCCTGAAGTTCCTTTAAAAGAAGATCCTAGAGTTAAAACATTACATCTTGGGAAAAATAGAGGAATGAGAGGCGCTATTAATGCTGGTGTATCTATAGCAAGCGGGGAATTTATAATGAGAACAGATGAACATTGTTCATTTGGAAAAGGATTTGATAAAATCTTAACTGGAACTTTTGAAGATAACTGGATAGTAACTCCTCGAAGATATTTTCTTAATCCGGAAAAATGGGAAGTAATGGATATTGTTCCTGTTGATTATGGAGATTTAAAGATTGTTGAATCTGGTTCTGGAAAGAAGTTTAGTGCAGTAGAGAACAAGAAACTTGCTGAAGAAAGAAAAGATATAATGATTGATGAAACTTTTGGAATGCAAGGAAGTTGTTGGATAATGAAGAAATCTTGGTGGGATAAAGTTATTGGTGAATTACAAACTGAAGGATATGGACCACTTTATCAAGATAGTCATGAAATGGTTTTTAAGACTTGGAAGGCTGGCGGAAAATTAATGGTTAATAAAAATACTTGGTACGCACATAAACACAGAGATTTCAATAGAACACATAATAATGGAACAAAAGAAAATCCGTCAAACAATGAAGCTTGTTTTAAGTATTCTTTGGATATGTGGGGAGATTATTATAATGAATTAAAACAAAATGGTAGATTTAACTATAATATTTCTAACGAATAATAAAGTTCCTAAAGAATGGGCAGAATATCATTGGAATATATTAAAGAATGCGGCTGGTGAATATCCTATACTTACTATTTCTAGAATACAAACAGAACATACTAATATCCTACAAATAGAACCTGAAAGTAGTTCGAATATTTATTGGCAAGTATTACAAGGAGCTAAGTTAGCAACTACTGAATATATCGCAGTAGCAGAGGATGATACACTTTATACTAAAGAACATTTTACTAGATTTAGACCAGAAAACACGTTTGGATATAATATGACGAGATGGACGCTGTATACTTGGGGAGAACCTATTTATTCTTTAAAAAACTTTATAAGAACTAACGCAGTTTTAATTGCTCCCAGAAAATTAGTTATAGAAGCGCTAGAGGAAAGATTTGCTAAGTATCCACATGATATGAAGAATATACCATCAGCAATGGCGGGAGAATTAGGATATTATGAATCTAGATTAGGAGTAACACCAAGAAAGGTAATGGAATTTAAAACAATAGAACCAGTTGTACAATTTGATCACGATTATTTTACCGGAGATAACTCAGGGAAGGGATTAGAAAGAAGACATACAAAAGAACTTGGAACTATCAGAGCTTATGATATTCCTATTTGGAGAAAAGCAGAAGATTTAGTAAAAAAATTTAAATAATATGGAAAAGAAAATAATACCAGATATGACTGTTATATATTTAACAGCTAATCTGATACCAGAAAAGTTTGCTAATTTTCAAAGAGATATATTATTAGAAGCAATAGGATATACACCTTTAATAAGTGTATCAAGGAAACCATTAGATTTTGGTTTAAATATTATAGATGACGGTAAAAAGTGTACTCATAATATTTATGTTCAGATGTTACGAGCTGCTAAGATAGCTAAGACAAAATATGTAGCAGTGGCAGAAGATGATGCTCTTTATCATGAATCACATTTTACTTTTCATAGACCTGCTGACGATGTATTTGCTTACGACCAAAATAGATTAGCATTATTTACTTGGAACGAACCAATATATCACTGGAGAAATCGTCGTAGTAATTGTTCGTTAATCGCTCCTCGTGAACTTCTTATTGAAGCTCTTGAAGAGAGATTTGCTAAATGGCCAAACGGAATTCCTGAAAATATAGTTGGAGAATTAGGAAGAGGAATGGTTGAAAGAAATCTTAAGGTTACAGAAAGAAAATCTGAAGATGTATTTAATAAGTTTTCGATAATACATTTTAATCATGAGGCTGCTTCAGAATTAAGACAAAGAATTCATAGAAAATCGTATGGACCGATAAAGGCGTATGATATTCCGATTTGGGGAAAGGCATCAGATTTAGTTAAAAAGTATGAATAATTTTACAATCGTCTATTATACAGCAAATCGAGAATCTCCAGAATTTGAAAAAAAGATAATTGATAATCTAAAAAAACAAGCAAGCGATATACCAATAATAAGTGTATCGCATAAGCCAATGGATCTAGGAAAAAATATTTGTGTTGGTAATGTTGGTTGGTCATACCTTAATGAATGGAGACAGATATTAATTGGTGCTAAAGAAGCCAAAACATCTTATATCATATTTGCTGAATCTGATTTTCTTTATCCTAAAGATTACTTTAAATTAGTTCCTAAAGAAGATTTCTATATCTATAAAAATGTCTGGATTGTAATGGATAGTAAATTTGGAAATTGGTTTTGGAGAAAAAAATCATCAGAAGGTGCTCAGATTTGTAAAAGAGATATATTGATTAAAGAATACGAAAAATATCTAAAAGGACAACCTGAATGGTGGGACGGACCCCTAAATATCGGGAAGGCAGGAAATAGTCCATTAATGAATCTTAAACCATATTTTTTTACTGGAGACCCCTGTGTTAGTTTTAAAACAGGAAATGGATTAAGAAATATAACAAATGTAATAAAAAAAGATAGAGTGAGGGAATTGCCTGTCTGGGGAAATATTAAAAAATTAAGAAAACAATATTATGAGAACAAGTCTGAGAAAAAATTGGACAACCCATATGATGACATTGATCAAAGTTATTCAATGTAGTAAAGGTGATGTTGTCGAAGTTGGTGTTGGTCCATTTAGTACTCCGATTTTACATTGGCTCTGTAAAGAGTATAAAAGAAATCTTATTAGCTATGAAGATGATAAGGAATATTACGATTTTGCTAAGCAGTTTCAGAGCCAAACTCATCGTATTAGATTAGTATCTGACTGGAAGAAATTAGATTATGAAACTAAAAGAGGGGTTATATTTATTGATAATCATCCTTCAATGACAAGAGCAGAAATAGCTATTAGATTTAAAGATACGGCAGATTATATAGTAATGCATGATACAGAACCAGATCACGATAAAGAATATAATTGGGAAAGAGTTTGGAATGTATTTAAATATCAATATCACTGGACTGAATGTCGCCCCTGGACATCTGTTGTTAGTAATTTTAAAAAATTAAAAAGTTTAAAATAATAAAAGTATGAAAGTAAAAATTTATGGTTATGGATGGGTTGGAAAAGCAATGCACACTTTATTTCCTGACGCATTTATTCACGATCCGATTATGGGGATGGAATTTGATTTAAAATGTGATGTAGCATTTATCTGCGTTCCTACTCCTCTTAAAGATGGTAAACTTGATACATCAATTGTTGAAGAAGTAATAACAAATTGTAAAGAAGACTTAATTATTTGTCGGTCAACTGTAATGCCTGGAACTTGTGATAAGTTAGAGAAATTAGGAAAGAATATTGTTTTTCAGCCAGAGTATTTAGGAGAGACTGTTAATCATCCAATGACAGATCAAAAGTCTAGACCATTTATTATTATTGGAGGAAAGCCAGAAAATAGACGAAAGGTTATTGAACTTTATCAAAGATGCTATAATGCTAATGTTACTATTAGACAAGTTAGTAATTACGAAGCAGAAATTATAAAAATGACAGAAAATCGGGCGATAGCATTTAAGGTGGCTCAATGTCAGGAATTGTATGATGTATGTCAAGCAGCCGGTGTAGATTACTATACAATTAGGGATGCGGTGTATGGGGACGACCCTAGATTTAATTTATGGTTTACATTTATCTATCCAGAAGCAAGAGGTTTTAATTCTAAATGTATTCCAAAGGATGTATATGGTTGGGCAAGCTGGGCTGAATCTCAAGGATATAAACCAGAACTTACTAATAAACTATTAGAAGTAAACGAAAAATTATTATGCCAAAATTGTCAATTTTAATTCCTAGTAGGAATGAGATGTTTCTTGGAAGAACAGTTCAAGACATTTTAGAACATATTGAAGATGATACGGAAGTTATAGTAGGACTTGATGGTGTCAAAGACAATTCAGAAATATTAAATGATCCTAGAGTAAATGTTATTTATTCTTCAGTTTCGATAGGACAGAGGGCAATGACAAATTTATGTGCTAAGTTATCTAGAGCAAAGTATGTTATGAAAGTAGATGCTCATTGTTCATTTGATCAAGGATTTGATAAAAAATTAATAAACGAAATGAAGGATAATTGGACTATGGTTCCGACAATGAGAAATTTATGGGCTTATGATTGGAAATGTTATAAATGCGGTTGGAAAAAATATCAAGGTCCGACCCCAGAAGTTTGTCCTGATTGTGGAGAAACAAAAAAAATAAGAAGAAAAATGATATGGATTGGAAAATTAAAACCACAAAGTAATTCTTATTGCTTTGATCAAGATCCACACTTTCAATATTTTAATGAATATACGAAAAGAGAAGAATATAAGAAGATGTTAGAAGAAACAGGATTGACCGAGTCAATGTCATTACAAGGTTCTTGTTTTATGCTAACGAGAGAAAAATATTGGGAACTTAATATATGTGACGAAGCAATCGGTAGTTGGGGGAGTCAAGGAATCGAAGTAGCTTGTAAAACTTGGCTATCAGGAGGGAAGGTAGTTGTTAATCATAAAACCTGGTATGCCCATATGTTTAGAACTCAAGGAGGAGATTTTAGTTTCCCATATGATAATCCTGGAAGTAAAGTTCAGAATGCTAAGAAAGTTGTTAGAGAGTTATTTTATGATAATAAATGGAAAGGACAAATCTATCCTCTAAGTTGGTTGATAGAAAAGTTTTGGCCTGTCAAAGGATGGGAAGAAGATGCGAGACAAAAATTAAAAGATTGGCCTTTAAAGAAATAATATGTTTTCTAATAAAAAAGTATTACTTTGTGTCCCTAATGGAAGTGGATCTATACCAGCAATTATGGTTCAATCACTTTTACAATTACATAAACCTTGTCCTTGTGCATTTCTCGTAATAGAGCGTCAAAGAACAGACAAATGCAGGGATTTCTTTGCTAAAGAAATGTTAAGAGGAGGATTTGATTATTTATTGATGATAGACGATGATAATCCAATACCGCCAGAAACTTTAGACTTAATGTTAGAAGACGATAAGGATGTTGTAATAGCTCCTATATTAACAAGAAATCCCAATAAAGATGGTAAATATGATTTATGCGCGTATTACTCCAGGGAAATAAAAATTAAAGAGAATAGTTTAAGAATGTATGATTTTATAGAAAAATTTATAGATGAAGGGTATCTCCATAAAATAGATGCTGGTGGAACTGGTTGTATGCTTATAAAAAGAAAAGTTTTAGAAGAACTAGCAAAAAAATATGAGTATGTATTTGAATATGGTGACATAATAGTAGATGGACAACGTAGAACTTTGAGTGAAGATGTAGAATTTTGTGAAAGAGTAATAGACAATGGTTTTGAAATATGGCTAGATGAGAGAATAGTGCCTATTCATTTAGGAAATCAACAAATAATAAAATATGTCAACTTGGGCAGTAACAACAGCAAATAGTGCTTTAGAATTTGATACTCAAAATTGTTATGAAAACAGTAGTATTATTATTGATTCTAATCATTTTTTAAATTTTTGGAGAGGAACTGACGGAGATAGTTTTGCTCAAGTAATGGCAGTAAATACTTCAACCTGGGCGGTAACTACTGCTGGAAGTTTATTTGAATTTGATGTTGAAACTGGTGGAAAAAATAGTTGTGTAGCTATAGATTCAACACATTTTTTAAATTTTTGGAGTTATTATACAAGTAAAGGATTGGTTCAAGTAATGGCAGTAAATACTTCAACCTGGGCGGTAACTACTGCTGGAAGTCCATTTTACTTTTATGCGAATGTCTGCGCTCTAAAAGATTGTGTTCAGATAGACTCTACTCATTTCTTAGTATTTTTTATTGGAAATAATAATTATTCGTTTGCCCAGGTAGTAACAGTAAATACTTCCACTTGGGCAGTTACTACCTCCGCGTCTGTTTGTACCTTTAATTCTCCAACAAAGTATCCAAAAATAAAAAAAATTGATGCTAATCATTTTCTTGTATTTACTAATGAGTGGAACGGTAGTACTTCTGTTGCTACTGCTATGGTTTATACAGTAAATACTTCCACTTGGGCAGTAACAACAAATAGCCCATTATATTTTTTAGGTTCTAGTGCTGGTGGTCCATTTTCATGTGAGCAAATTGATTCCAATAATTTTATTTGTTTTTATGGTTCATCTAGTGCAGATTCGGATGGATTTGCCCAGGTAGTAACAGTAAATACTTCCACTTGGGCGGTAACTACTACTAGTAATACATCGTTGGAATTTGATACTCAAAATAATACTGATAATTCATGTATAAAAATTGATACTAATCACTTTATAAATTTTTGGTGTGGAGGTAATGGCACTGAAGGGATGGTACAAGTTTTTGAAGTAAACACTTCCACTTGGGATGTAGCTACTAGTAATAGTAGACTAAATTTTGATGGTACGCTTGGAACAGATAATTCATGTATAAAAATTGATACTAATCACTTTATAAATTTTTGGAGGGGTAGTAGTAACGATGGATTTGTGCAAGTATTTACTGTAGAAATGATTATTTCATCAATATCATCTTCTTTAAGTTCATCTGTATCTTCATCAATATCATCTTCTGTTTCTAGTTCTATCTCAAGTTCTTTATCCACATCTCCAAGTTCTTCAATATCACCATCAACATCAATTAGTAGTTCACTTTCTCTTTCACCTTCAACAAGTTTAAGTACCAGTCCTTCTTCTAGTATTTCTTCATCTATAAGTCCATCGACAAGTATATCGTCTTCTATATCAGAAAGTATCTCAAGTTCTTTATCCACTTCTCTATCCACATCTTTAAGTTCTTCAATCAGTCCTTCTTCCTCGATATCAGAAAGTATCTCAAGTAGTTTTTCTGGGTCTGTTTCATCTTCTATTAGTCCTTCGACTTCAATTAGTGAATCTCCTTCTTCTTCAATATCCACATCATTATCAAGTTCAATATCACCATCAACAAGTCTTAGTTCATCTCCCTCTAGAAGTATATCAGAATCTATTTCCTCTAGTGTCTCTCTTTCTCCTTCAGAATCAATAAGCCATTCTATTAGTTCTAGTCCTTCTAGTTCTATATCAATATCCATTTCAAGTTCTCCAAGTTTCTCTGTTTCTCCTAGTACTTCTCCTTCAAGTTCTATTTCTAGTTCTATATCATTAAGTCCTAGCTCTTCTGAATCTAGATCTATATCAAGTAGTCTTTCATCTTCGATATCAAGTTCAGTTAGTCCTTCTTCTTCAATCTCGAGTTCTATTTCTTTAAGTCCTAGTTCTAGTATTTCGTCTTCACCTAGCACTTCATTATCATCTTCACCTAGTTTAAGTATTTCGAGTTCGATATCCCTTTCTCCTAGTTCATCGATTAGTGCTAGTCCATCAACATCTCTTTCAAGTTCACCTTCGGCTAGTCCATCTCCTCACTCAGATTTCACACCAATAATAATTGATTTAGTTATAAATAAAAAACCTAAATTTATTGGGTTAGAAGTAGATACAAAGCCAAAGATAATTAATTTAGAACAAGATAAAAATCCTAAAATATTTAAGTAAATTATATGTCGAATTACACACAAGCACAAAATAATAGAATAAAAATTGCTAATCCACCAATTGATAGTGAACCAAGAACATATTTGACGGCAGATTGTGCTATTGGAGCAACAACAATTTCGACGCTTGATAATAATGGATTTGTAATTACTGGAACATCTGATTATTATATTATAATTGGTGAATATGGTTCTGAGAAATCTGAAATTGTATTAGTTGATGCTAATGGAGGAGGAACTTCAGCAGTAGGATTTACAGTATCAGCAACAAAATATGCCCATGAAGCATCTGATCCTGTTACATTAATAAGATTCAATCAAATTTTATTTTATGGAAAGACATCTTCGGGCGGAACAAGAACACTTATTGCTACAAAAGATGTAGATTGCTCTCAATTATTTACACAATATACATATCAAGGGCAAGATTATTCATTCTTTGATTCGGCATTTTATAATTCAACGGATGATAAAATATCAGTATATTCTGATGAAATTAATGCTACCTCATATACAAGACAATCAATAAAAAGAATTATCGAATCTGGTTTAAGAAAAGCACTAACCGAATTAGATGATGATCCAAATTCACAATTAAATTGGGATATAGCCATTGAAACAGTTCAGGATGGTATCGACGAAATAATTGCTAAAAAAAGAAGATGGCCATTTTTAAGAACTATAAGTACAAGTATATCGACAGTAGCAAGTCAAAATTATATAGAAAAACCAACTGATTTGCTTTTGCTTGAATATATTAAAGTAGACGGAATTAAAATTAATACGATAAGTCGAAATGATTACAATAACTATACAGCTTCAGGGGCAGTAGTTCCAACAGGAAAACCAACTGGATATGTATTTAAGAATAATAAAATATATTTATACCCGACACCAGATTCTATTTATACTGTTACCTATGAATATTATAAGATAATTGCTGAAATTACTTCAGACTTATCTACCGAAATAGATTTTCCTTTTGTTCCAGTTTTAATTTACTATACAGCAGCTCAATTTGCTTATATTAGAGGAAATGACAAAAGAGGAGATAAAATGTATTCGATGTTCTTAAAACTATTAGATGATCAAATCATTGAATATAGTGGTCCAGAACAAACAGGTGACGCAGAATCAGTAGATAGAACATCATATATCAATGATGACGGTGATGGAATATTAGTTGAATTAGAATAACTATATGGCTCAAACTCCTATTCGGTATACAAATTATGACGGGCTTTTAAATGTTGGGGCATCTGACTTTGTATTACTTGATAATGAATTAACAGCAGTAAAAAATGCTTGGGTATATAAACTTGGAAAACTACAAAAAGTTCCAGGATATTCTTTAGCTACAGGAGCAGGTCAAGTAATTAATGCTAAAGATGTTTGTTATTTACATCATTACTATGATACTTCAGCATTAAATAATTATTTATTAGCTGTCAGTGATAGTTCGACGGCATTAACTATAAAATATAGAACAACTGGAGCGTTTGATACACCGACAGGAATAAGTAGTACGTGGGATGGATATGCTGGCTCGGTTCCTTCTATAGAAAATTATCTCGGGAAAGCGTTCATAGTTGGATATAAATCAGGAACAACTTTTCTTCCTAATGCTACAATAGATGCTACAGTATTTTCAGCTTCTGATTCTAATATCACTGATATGCCTCAAGCTAAATATATCAAGGCATATAAAGATTTACTTTATGTTGGTCATGTAAAAATTAGTTCAACTGTTTATCCTTCTCGTGTTTATTATTCTGACGAGCCTACTTCTGGTGCTATTGGATGGACTGGTGTTGCTACTAATTGGATTGAATTTGGACAAGATGATGGCGATGAAATTACAGGACTTGCTGTTGCTAATGATCGTCTTATTGTATTTAAACATTATTCAATATGGAGATATGATGAATCAAATAAAGTAAAAATTTCTGATATTGGATGTGATAGTTTTCGTTCTATTGCTAATGTTAATGGAACTCTTTATTGGACAAATCGTCAAGGTGCTTGGAGATGGACTGGAGGAATCCCTGAATTAATTTCAGCAAAGGCACAGGAATATTTTGATGCTGTAACACAGACAACATTAGGAAATCAAATTGGAGTATGCTATAATGAAAATGAATATAGAGTTTTTATTGGAACAGTTACAGTTGGACAAGATACTTTTACTAACGCCTGGTTCTGTTGGGATACAATTCGAGAAAAATGTTATATTAGATGTACATATGATTTAGTAAAATCTGCTTGTACATATGTTGACACTAGTATTCGTCGGACTTATTTTGGAAATAATAATGGCTATGTGTTTAAATTTGCGACTCCTGTGGACAAAGTTTATTCTGATAATACTAATCCTATAGATTCATTCTTTGTTACTAAAGCTCTCGATCATGGAGTTCCAGAAGATGTTAAATTTAGTACACATTTAACTATTTTTTCTAATTATGCTGGAGGAATGAAATGTGCAGTGCAAAAAGATAATGAAGTAGCATTCAGGGAATCTAATATACCAATATTAAAAAGAAATGTTGAACAAGTAGATATAAGTGGATCTGCTAATCGATTTCGTTATAAATTTTATGAAAAAGGAATTGGAAAATCTTGGGAATTTGAAGGATTCTGTATATTAACTGAGATAAAGGAGCAGAAATAATATGACAGAAGAAAGAAAAAAACAACAGATAAAAAATTTAGGTAAAGGAACTTTAGGTTTTAAATTTTCTGAAGCAACAAAAGCAAAAATGAGATTAGCTAAGAAAAATTATATCCCTTGGAATAAAGGAAAGAATTTTAGTGATATACAAAAACAAAATATTAGTAAAGGGTTAAAAAATAGTAACAAATTTCAAAAAGTAGTAAAATCTAATGTGGATAAAATATTTTAAAGAAACACCATAATGACATACGAGGATCTTGGGTATACTTCATTACTCAATAAAACTACATCTACTGACTTATCCAATGGGATTAATAGTTCTAATGT